GTTTCAATCGCAGTGGCAGGCATAGGAACCAATGCAGTATCGCAACACTATGATGTGATTATAGATGACGACATAGTCATGAGGCAAAATGTGGAAAGTGCAGAACAAAGAGCAAAAGTATTGCAGACTTTTAGAGACGATTTCGGGTTGCTATCTCCGGATGGCCAGAATGTAGTGGTAGGCACGAGGTGGCATAACCAAGATATATATGGACAGCTTTTAAATAATCAGGATTACAAGCACATATTATTTAAAGCTCATAAAGAAGATGGCAGTTTATTGTTTTCTCAGGTCTTATCGAAGGAATTTCTAAAGAGTCGTAGAAAAGATATGGGAACCGCTCTATATTTAACTCAATACGAGAACGATCCGCAGGCACTTGAGGGAACTATGTTTAAGAGGGAATGGTTTGAAATAGTTGAACAGGCACCGGCAGACATTCAGAAGGTTCGTTATTGGGATTTGGCAGCAACTGAAGTAGGTAAGAATAAGGACCCTGACTGGACGGCAGGAAGTCTTTTGGGAGAGAAGGATGGGATTTATTACATTCTAAATATTCAACGAATGAGAGGTACGCCTTTAGAAGTAGAGCGACTTATAAAACAGACAGCAATGATAGATGGTTTAAGTATTCCAATTTATATTGAACAGGAACCAGGAGCAAGTGGAAAAGGTGAAATTGACCATTACAGGAGAGAAGTTTTAAAAGGTTTTGACTTTCATGAAGATAAAAAAGCAAGTTCAAAAGAGATAAGAGCAAGGCCCATATCGGCATCAGCAGAAGCAGGGAATGTAAAAATGGTTAAAGGTAATTGGAATGAAGACTTCTTAGATGAAGTCGAGGCTTTTCCACAAGGTGATCATGATGACCAGGTTGACGCAGTTTCGGGAGCATTTGAGAAGCTGAACTTTGGAGGTGGAACTCCTTCAATTTTCTTCGCATAGGGAGGGAAAATGGGATTTATTAGCAGATTAACTGGCGTTGATGAGTTAAAGAAAATCATTCAGGACCTTGAGAAGAAACAAAGTGGTGTGGAAGCAATAATAATAAATAGTACTTATGGTACACCGGCCAAGTCTTACGGGAAGTATGAGGACTATGTCAATGAAGCATATTTTAAGAACTCGGTTGTCGCAGACTGCTTGAATTACATTTGCAAAGCTGTTGGTGGCATTGATTGGTTTTCAGTAAGAAAAAATTCAGAAGGTATAGAAGAAGAAGTTGAAGGTAGTGAATTTACAAAACTCATAAATCATCCTAATCCATTTGTTAAAGGTAGGGCCGAATTCTTTAAGGAATGGATTCTATATTTATATCTTTCAGGAAATGAATATATGCAAAGAGCGCCTCTTGGGAAAAGCAAAGTGATTAAAGAATTATGGAACTTGAGGCCTGATAGAATGACCATAGAGAAAGGAACGGCAGAGCAGAGAGTCAAAGAATATTTATACACGATAAATGGAGTAGTATCAACGCCTCATTTTCAACCTGATGAGATTATGCACATCAGGTTTTTAAATCCTTTAGACGATTGGTATGGAATAACGCCACTTAAATCCATTGAATATGAAATAGACCAGGTGAATGAAGCTCAATTATGGAATTTGAATCTCTTACAGAAGGGAGCAATGCCTCCTGGAGTAATGCTTATTAAAAAGACTCTTCAAAAAGAACAGAAAAAGGCAATACAGGATTCACTTGCAGAAAGTACTGGCGGTGGAAAGAATGCAGGCAAATGGATGGTTATTGATAATGCAAGTGAAGTAACGGCAGAAAGGTGGGGATATTCTCCAATTGCTATGCAGTGGCTCGATGGCTTAATTCATAACGCAGTGCAAATAGCACTGGCTTTGGGAGTTCCTCCCGAATTAATTGGGATACAGGGACAGAAGACTTATTCAAATTATAAGGAAGCAAGGAAGTCGTTTTACGAAGAAACCATTTTACCTTTGATGGATTGGATTCAAGAAAGCCTCAATAGTTTTTTATCTTCTTATTTTAAAGGCGAAGAACTAAGATATGATAAAGACGACATTGAAGCCTTGGCTGAAGATAGGTCAAGCAAATATGTAGATGCTGTTGCTGGTTGGAATGCAGGTTTATTAAAGAGAAATGAAGCACGAGATTTAATGCAGCAAGAATCTATTGAGGGTGATGTTGGAGATGAATTTAAGCCAACTCCTTCCGGGGGATTTGGTGCCATGTCTAATAAAAGGAAATTGGAACTCAAGACTTTGGCCGGGATAGATATTGAGACCGAAGAACAGAAAGATATGTACTGGAAGTCGCAAGAGAATGACAGAAACAAATGGATAGAGGTAATTAAAAACAAGATTCACAAAAGACTTGAAGAAGAAAAGATTGAGATAGTTGAAGCAGTTAAGAACGATAAAAAGCCCGAGGATGGCATAGATGAAGATAAATGGTTAGAGACTTTGAAATATGTTTATCTGACTATTGGAACAGAATTTGCCCAGAGTCAAATAGGCAAACTGAAATCAATTTATCCTTTAGAGACTAAGGCTTTTGACGAAGCATTATTTACAGCAAGAATGTTAAAGTATTTTAACAAGGTAGGAATGAAGAAAGTAAAACAAATAAAAGATACTGTGCGAGAGATATGCAAGGCTGAACTAACAGAAGGAGTAAAACTTGGAGAAGGTATCCCACAATTGGCAAATAGGATTAAAGATAAGATTGAAGAGATCATCCCTAATAGGGCCACGGTGATAGCAAGAACTGAAACAATTCAGGCAGCTAACGCAGGCAATCATTATGGTGCAGTAGAGAGCGAACTTGATTTGACCAAGAAGTGGCTGACTGTAAGAGATGGAAAGGAAAGAGATTGGCATGGTGAAGTTGATGGCCAAGAGAGAGATTTTGAAGAGCCTTACGATGTGCCTAATGGAGAGGGACAAGTTGAGCAATTGATGTTCCCATTAGACAGTTCATTAGGTGCAAGTGGCTCGAACATAATTCAGTGTAGATGCGTAGAAATTTATCATAAAAGAGAAGGTGTATAGTGAAAGAATTGGAGAGAAAATCTTTTAAGTTAAAAATTAAAGCAACCAGCATAGAAGGAAACATTGGCAAGTTCGATGGATATGCTGCTGTATTTAATAAACTTGATTTTAATAACGATATTATCTTGACAGGAGCATTCAAAAGAAGTCTTGATTTACAAGGAGATAAGAGGCCTTTATATTTTGAGCATATACCACATGATCTTTTAGGTGCAGGTTTTGTAGGAGAAGATGAAAATGGATTAAAGATCAATGGCGAGATTAATCTTGATACGCAATTAGGAAGAGAGCAGTTTTCTAATATGCAGAAGGGTTATCTTGAAACCATGTCTATTGGATACATGACAGTTCAAGCAGATTGGATCGGTTCAACGAGATATTTAAAGGAAGTGGCCTTGTGGGAAGTTACACTTACGACTTTGCCAGCAATGCCTGATGCAAGAGTCGAGGCTAAGAGCGTTGTGCCTTATCAGGATTTAGCAATAGCTCCTGACGACACAGTGTGGGATACATCTACTGCAATTTCAAGAGTAGCAGAATGGGCAGGTGGAGCAGACAAAGAGAAGATGGACTGGAGTAAATATAAGAAATCTTTTCTCTGGTTTGATATAGATAATCCGACAAAACTTCTTTCATATAAACTTGCAATTGCCGATGTTATAGATGGAACTCTTAAAGTAATTCCAAAAGCTATTTATGAAGCTACAATGATTTTGACTGATGCAGATATTCCTGATGATGATAAGGATAAGATAAGAGAACAATTAAAGAGATACTATAAAAAAATGGGTAAGGAAATGCCTAACCTTGAAGAAAAGATTGTAGATGAAACAGAGAACTATATCAGAGTCAGAGTTGAAGATCCTGATAAATTCGTAGATGATTCTTTTAAAACCATAACGATTTCAAAAGATCAAGGGATAACTGCTCTTGTTGGAAAGTATAAATCTGATCCAGATGGACCGACTCATATACAGAATTATATGTTTGCAAAAGATAAAGATTGGACAGTTGCAAAGGCTAAGAAATGGGTAGCAGATCATAAGAGTATTACAGTAATGGAACTGAAAGCTGGCAGGACAATATCACAAGCAACTGCTACACAGATACAATCTTCAATAGATGTTTTGAAAGGACTTTTAAATATATTCACAGAAGTAACGGCTACACAAGTCAGTAAGGCAATAGATACATTAGAGGCACTTTTGTCAGAGACAGGCGCTAAATCCCTTTTGAAGACAAAACTCGCCGATAAAGAAACGGACACAACACTCTCCGCTTTGATTGAAGATATTAAAAAATTCACTTAAGGGAAAGGAATGATGAATTTTAGATTTAAAATTTGTAAACGATGCGGTAAGAAGTTTATACTTACAGGCAAGAATCAAAAATATTGCAAGGAATGTGGAATTGTTATGCATAAA